CCAGCCGCTTGTCGAGTTCCTCTTCTTCGGCTGTTCGCTGACGTGTCGGCTGACGCACATAGGGGCGCTTGAATTGGCCCCGACTCATGCTTTTCGTTTTTTTCCTTTGGTAAAATGGGTCTCACCCGACCCAACTTATGTCCCACCAAAAACATTTAAATCTATAGATATCATGACCCTTATAGTGCCCTATAAGATTGCGAAGCCTGCGGCTTCGCACCTCGAAACGCGTTCCGCGTTCCGAGGTTGGGGGGGTAATACTGAAAACCTTGGAACACAAAGGTTTTTGGCCCCCCCAAAAGATTTGCTGCGCAAATCTTTATTGCTAACGCAATTATGTCTTCCATGAAACGTTCATATGGTACCCAGTCGGGCTACAAGTCTCAGCGCACCGTCGGTGGCAAGGTGCTTCGATACAATCCGGCTCCTGCCGTTGAGGGCTCGTCCCGTGCCCGCGGTTCGACCGCACTGAATCGCTTCAAGCGATCGGCGGGCATGACGCCTCGCCAGGTGTCCAACATGCGTATCGGTGGCTTCCTTGGCATCGAGTTGAAGTACGTCAACTACGCCCGTTCTGCGCTTGCGCTCACTTCTCCGACTGATGCGTCGGGCGCCGAGGTGGACCCGGCGACGGCACTGGCGCTGAATGCGATCGCACAAGGCGATGGTGAGCAGCAGCGCGACGGCAAGCAGGTCAACATCAAGTCCTGCTACGTTACGGGCGTGATCGACGTCCCGTCGGCCATCAACCAAACGACGGCAAAGAACATCCCGAGCATCTACGTGGCGCTCGTTCTGGACAAGCAGACGAATGGCGCCCAGTTGGCTTCCGAACTTGTGTTCGAAAACCCGTCGGCTGCGTCGACGACAGCGTCCAATCCTCTCCGCAACATGCAGTACACCTCGCGCTTCGACGTGCTCGACTCGGTGTGTGTTGAGCTTGAGCAGCCAGTTGTTACCTTTGACGGTACCAATCTCGAGTCAGCTGGCGTCCGTGGTCACTTCAAGCTCTCGTGGACCGGCGACATGATGACACAGTACACTGGTACGGGTGCAACCATCTCTGTCATCCAAGACAACAGCCTGCACCTGATCGCGTTCGCCGGCCCCGACATCACGGCGGCCCCGGTCATCAGCTACAACTCCCGTGTCCGCTTCGTGGGCTAAGGTCGTCTCTCGCTCGTGCTGCGCCTCGAGCTGTTCGGCCGATGTTCTATCGACCGCGACGCTTGCTTCTCAAGACCTTAAATCTTTACTTATCAAAAAATGAACGTGGACGGTGAACCGTACACTCTACCCTTTGCTTACGTCCGTAACCGCAAAGTGCCCATCATGAATGCCAATGGTGGCACCGCCTGCGTTTGTACCGAACGCGTCGACATCTCCAATGCGCAGCTTCGCAGCACAACACCAATCGATCTGATCCCAGCTCCCGGTGCAAACAAAATCTTGCAAATGCAACACATCTCGTTTGTGTTGCGCCTACCAACCAGCCAAGCGTTCGTCGGAACTCCGACTGTGACCATCACGCTCGGCAGTCTCAGTCAATGCACTGTAACAGGCATCGCGTCTGCTCTAGACGACACTGTCGGCCGCTTCATTCCATCGGCCGCGATCTCAACAGTTGTGCTTACACTTGCCACTGTCATCAACCAACCTTTGGTATGGGCTTTGTCGGCGGGCCTTACTGGCAACGCCAACAACGACAACACGGTCAGCCTGTACCTGACCTACGTCATCATCGACGTCTAAATGAAAACGCGTGTTATCACAACAACTTCAAAAATATTTTGGCGTTTTCCGAATTTCGGTGACCTTGGCACACAACTTTTCTCACTGAAAATTGCGCGTCAAGGACTGCGCCATGGCAGTCATGCTCGGCACTTTGTTCCGGCATGGGTCGTCGACTTAATCGGTCGCCGACTATATAGTAAGGTTGCCATACAACTTCTCTCACCGAGAATTGCACGTCAACCATGTCTTCTGAGCCATTCACCAACAACATGGTCAACAAAAAGCGACGCACTGTCTTCATGGTCGGTGGGAAGCAGGCTGGTGCTGCTTCTAGCGTGCCGCCCGCTGACGGCAGCTGTGAAGGCTTTGTCCTCACCTGCGTCGACGGTGTGCCGACTTGGGTTGCGCCTTCTACTAGTGTATCGTCTACGACTATCTCTAACGCCGTTCTGCGTACAACGGCGGCAACTACTCTTGTTGCTGCCCAAGGGCCTGGCACGATCATCGTGCCTTTGCGTTTGTCAATGCGCCTCAACTACGGCGGAACAAACGCCTTTACTGGCGGCGGATCCAGCGTGTTCCTGCGATGGAACAACGACGTGGTCAGTGGCATGTCGGTGGCACCTCTGTTCTTCACTGCCACGTCAAACGCCGCTACGCTTGCTCCTGCCGGAAACGCTGCCGACTTCGACGTCGCAAGCTACCAAGATCAACCACTAACGTGGTCAATCGACACAGGCCTAACTGGAAATGCGGCCAACAACAACACCGTCACTGTTGTTGTCACCTACACCGTCATCACGCTGTAGTAAATAATCATCCTCATCATCCTCTTCAATGCAATCATACAATATCAAACCAGCGCATCCACTGCGCTTCTTCTTCCGCCTCTAGACGGCGGTAAGCCTCGGCCTCAGCGACCTCGTCTTCTGCATGTCGCCGCATGACCTCCATCAGCGGCTGAATAATGGCGCCCACGGCGGGTAGGGCAAAGACCGGCGGGACCACCATGGGCAGCGGCGCGGGGACCTCGCCGGGAGGGGCCCATGGTTCGGTCATCTTGACGATGAGACCATGTTCGCCCGTGAGACGTCTCTCCATCGCACCAAGTCCGATGCGCTGCCACCAGTCCTTTGGCTCCTCGTTGGATGTGATCCAGATCTTCGTCGCGAGAAAATTGCGAGCTCCGCCTTTGGTATCGATGATCGCGGGGTAGCGATCACAGATGACTTGCATCATCGTGCGAGGAATCCAACCATAGAACTCATCGATAACGATGTGCTTCTCGCCTTTGTAGCCGTCCCAGTACACGGCGTTGCCTGCGGGCTTGCGCAGGACGTAGTACGGCTCTCCGACACTACCGTCATCTTTCAGACTGGCTTCGTAGTGGGCACGTCGTGTCTTGCCGCATCCGCTCGTGCCCCAGTACACAGTTGTGAACGTCACCCAGTTGCGCTTCTTTTCGCTCATCAGCTCGAAGCGCTCGATGGCGCGGTAATACCGCGCCCACACCGGAAACAAGTCCGGATTGGTCATGATGTCGTGCTCTTTCGAGCCCGTGGACAGGAGTTCGAAGACGCGCTTTAGGTCCGTGCGCTCTCCTGACTTGGTGGGGACGCTGGCGTCGCTACCGTGCGTCCATGGGCCGTGGCCGTCGCCAGCGATACGCGAGTCCTGCTTGGTGCAATAGGCCTTCGCTTGTTCGTGGGTGCCGTTGCGCGGCTCCCAGTGTGACCGAGGACAGCAGTTGTTCTTGACCCACTGCAGGCGTTTCTTGCCAACAAACACAACGTAACCTTGAAGGTGCTCGGTGCCTTGCTGACCACGTTCGTGCTGCCAGACGACGAACTCCACATCAGGCCACACGTTTGGTGGCTCGTCGTCTTCACTGGTATTGTTCTGAGTAAAACACCAGTACTTCATTGGCGCATCCGTACGACTCATCGTTACGGTGTTGATGAAGATTTATTTTTCGTTCGAAGAACGGCTCATTCGTTCAGATAACTATCTGCCCAATCTCAACGAAAACTTTTCGCTCAGATGAGCTTTTCTATATATAACGCAAAGTTGCACAAATACACACATTATTTTCCACAAAGAATGAGTTCTACCAACCAAGTTGTTTACATGACGTCTAAGATCCGTCAAGGCTACGAGGCTGCCGATGTCAACCTCTGGCAGCAACTTTGCCAGGCGGCCAAAACGGAGTCTGGCGAATCTGTTCGTCACTTGTTCATGATTCTGGACATGGCGAAGCACAATGACTGTGATGTGCTTGACATCGTCAAGACTGGTCGTGTATGCTCCAACAGCAAAATCATCGACCAGAAGTTCGCTGACGCTCTCATCCACTGCGTCGACACTCCGGACCCTGAATGGGTCACCGAAATGCATCACCGCATCGAAGAGCATGAGCGCAAGCCCAGCACTCAAGTACTTGATCTCACGTGTGAAGATGAGTCAAGTGTTTCTTCGCACTCGTACGAAGAGACGTCGCAGGAGTACAACGACAACCCGACGTCAAACGAAGCCTACAAGATCGACGGCTTCGTTGTCGAGGACCACCACTCGAGCCCTGCCGCCGACGAAGTCGACTCTCTGGCCCGCTTCGGCGGAGCGGCGTCTTCTTCCACGTCGCTGAAGAAGTCCACTCTCAAGTTCTGCGAGACGGACGCCGATGTGAAACAACCCAAAAAGCGTACGCTCAAGCGCCGCATCGAAATCTCCCAAGAATGAATTTCACTTTTCGGTTAACTTTGCACCACCTTAGGTGCTACTTTTGCTGTCGACCTAGTCCTCTTCGTCCAACGTCTCCATCGCGCGATGCAAAGACAGCAGAGGGTCCTCACGCTCCCGCCAGAAGTACTCCTCGCGCAGAAAATTCGCCGACGAGCGATAACCTCGCTCCTGTGCGGCGTGCTGTTCAGCCACATCCGCCATCGGATGAGGCTCAATCTGCATCTGAGCGGCGTGAAACGCGCGCCAGATCTCAGCAAGAAAATGATGATGAGAGCGATCATCAGTCCACAGCTGCATCTGAGCCCAGTGACGCTTCTTAATGCGTTCCAAGAACTCGTGCTGGGGCAACTCGTAGAACGACTCGATAAATTCCATCTGCTTTACGAACTTGGCGTTCTTTCGCATCTCGTCTCGCACCATCTGCCAAAACATCTGGTCCACATGTGCCTCCATGACAACCATGTCGGCATGTCCGTAATGGCCTTCGAAGTACGCGCGATCTGCACCAGCGCGCGATGAAGCACGGTACTGCGCCCGTGACCAGTCGTCTTTGCTGATCGGTGTCCCGACCAGCTTCGCGACTGCAGTCTCCAGCCGCTTGTCGAGTTCCTCTTCTTCGGCTGTTCGCTGACGTGTCGGCTGACGCACATAGGGGCGCTTGAATTGGCCCCGACTCATGCTTTTCGTTTTTTTCCTTTGGTAAAATGGGTC